GACGTATCGTGAGATGCTATATCAAAGTCATACGCACCGTCAGCAAATGTAGTGTTGCCTGTAATAGTTATAGAAGAACCATCTGCAGTAATACTGTCTAGTGCAATGTTACCAACGTTAGTAATGTTGTTGTCACCGAAAGAAGTAGCAGGTAACACAGTAGTACCAGTTGCTGTAAAGTCAGCAACAGTTGTAGCACCTGTTACATCTAGAGTGCCAGCGATTGCAGTATTACCAGAAGTATCTGCAACAGTAAATTTATTTGTATCTAACGTTAAACCACCGTTAAGTGCAGTTGCACCTGAGACAGTTAGGGAAGCTAAAGTTGTAGCACCTGAGGAATTAATAGTACTAAAGCTACCTGCGACTGCTGTACTACCCCCAATAACTGTATTATCAATTGTACCTGCGCTTATTGTTGCAGTGTCAGCTATAAGTGCGTCAATGTTAGCTGTACCATCAATATACAAGTTGCGCCACTCAGAGCCTACAGCACCTAAGTCATGCGTATTGTCAGCAGAAGGAAGCATAGCAGAAGCAATGTCTGCAGTAAATGTAACGGTGTCAGATGCAGCATTACCAAGAGTAGTATTACCGTTTACTGAAAAGTTTGATGTGATGGTAGCAGATTCGTGGACTGCTAGTGTATCAATGTAAGCAGTACCATCTAAGTACAGATCTTTAAACTCTAATGAAGATGTACCTAAGTCGATGTCGTTATCTGTGACAGGAACAATAACACCATCTTGTATGCGTATCTGCTCAACAGCAGCAGCGCTTACCTCTACGAATACACCTACACGATTGTTTGTTGTATCAATTACTACTTTATTGAGAGCATCCAAGTCTGCAATAAGAGGAACATACTCACCTTCACCTGAAGTACCATCGTGTTTATGACCACCAGATGCAGCAAAAGCATCACGGAGTGCGTTATACTCTGCGTTAATTGGGGCCGCACGAACTGTAGCGGTGGGGATGATGTCTGCTGTAGATTGTCTTACATAACCTGCCACGGTTTATCTCCTGTCTCCCAAGCCATATGTCATAGAAATAGCTTGTATTGTATGGCTTGCATTTTGATTGTCTGTAACGTAACTAATAGAAACAGACTTACCAGAACCAGATACATTAGTTAAAGCTTTAGGTGACGGGTTACCATCATATATATCACCTGAGCCGTAGATAGCTGTACCATAAATAGCTGCTGCACCTTCGGTAGAGAAACTATAAGTAGTAGGGTTTAAAGAATACACATCGTCATAGTCATAGTATAAACCTACAAAGACTTCTGTGTTACCCTCTGATTTTAGATACGTATCTATCTTATAAACGATCTTACGTACTTCTGGGTCTTCCATATAAAAGTAAGGTGTTTGGTATAAACTAAATATGTTACTGCCTTCAAAGCTAGTACCACGTTCCTGTCTGTGTACTTTACCTGAACCATCTCCATGTATTACGTGCTCAAACTGACCAACGTAACCTGAAGCAACACAGTTAGCTTCAATACCAATAAGCTGACTGTATTCAAATATACTTTGTTTATTTTGTGATTTACGAATAGCGCCTATCAAAGAGAGAGAGCTATCATTCTTAAAGAAGAACCTGAATTGAGACTTCTTACGTATAACAACAATACTAATATCTACAATAGTTTCTGATAAGTAGTAGTTGTCAAAAATGTCTTGAATCTCTTTAGATACTGGTGCAAGCTCAACGTCACCAATACGATCTGTACCTGAGATAGGTCTAATACCGTCTGGTCCTAAGAAGAGTAAGTCACCACCAAATTCAACAACAGAGTCAGGTGCTACACAACCTAGATTAGCAGTAACGTTCTGCAATAAAAAGTCTGCAGAGTTTGTACCAATTAGTTTTTTAATATTATTAGCACCAAATATAAATAAACTATCTCTAAACTTTTTAATTGCTGTAATCTTAAAACCTACATTAATAACACCTGCACCGTTAGCAGGGTCAAAGTCAGTAGCATTAAGGGGAGCGCTAAAAAATAAGTTAAACGGTTCTGATGGATCACCTGCTAGAAATATATGTGATGCAAACTCTTCTGAAAACTTAGGATCTGTAGGAGCATTAGCGTGTGTGATCTGAGTATAAGTAGTACCATCATATGTAGCTGCAGGGTTAATACCGTCTGTCAAAAGTAAAACTTGTGTTGACCAGTTATAGCTTGAAAAGCGTACACGATCTACTCCTACCATAGTAGGAGAACCAGAAGCAGTTACAGCGTCCCACGATGAAGTACTATTATTCCACTTATGTAAATAGTTATTACCTGAAGTAGGTCTTCTGCAAGCAAAAATACCATCGTGTAGGTTGCCGTTTACTTCTACACCTAATACAGCGCCTGTTCCAGGTACAGTACCGTAATCGTTTTGATACCCGCTAATACGACGATAGCCCCCCGATAAGGAAGGCTCGTAGTTAATCATGCGTAAAGCACTACCACTCAAGGCGTTTGCATGTGTTAGCGGATCAACGTTAGTTATAAGACCACCACTGCAAACTGTAATATTAGTTCTTAGGTCATCCATTAACGGGGTCTTTCAATTACAGTAGACCTTAAATATATCTCATCATCAAATAGAATGCGTTTCATACTGCGTATACCAAAGTCAAACTTTTGTTGGTGCATACCAGCAGACTGTGCATTACTTCTGAACTGCATCATGTAAGCCATAGCACCATCTAAGATAACGTGGTTGAAACGCTCAGGTATTACACAAGTATCGTTGTACTCTGTTAACGTAGAAGGAATACTCCAATAGGTGTACTCTACTTCGTAGTCGGAATCTGGGATAGGTGTTACACCAAAGGCATCACCAAATGTTTGATATACATGCTCAGGTGCTGTCATACCATTTGTCTGATCACCCTCATCATCTTTAGGGCGGTGGTTTGTAGTATAATCTTCATAAGTCAAAGGCTTTAAAACACGAGGTTGATTCTCTTGTGTTGAATGCTTCTTTAAATAAAATGTTTCCCAGTCTACCGTAGAGTAGTCAGCAGGGAAACTATATTGACGTGTACCTGCAGTTAATGTCTGCGTGTACGTATTCTTTAGGAAAGGCCACTCTTGACCATTCTGGTATATCTCACGTAAGCTACTATTTACAGCATCTTTAGCTGCAGCCTGAACGTTACGCACTGTAGTAAAGCCATCACCTGCTGTATCCAGAGGGACTTCATTCAAACGTCTAAGTAATTCGTTTGTAAGCTGTACGTATGTTGACATCTGTTTTCCTAAGGTGTGCGAAAGGGGCCACCCGAAAGCAGCCCCTAAAGTTTAGTTACGCAAGTGCGTCACGAGCTACTTCGTTAGCAGACGTGTCACCCATGTCAGTGCAGTCGATCAGAACTGCCCATACACGGAACTTACCTGAACTAACTGCCCCACCTGAAAGTGAAGCAATAGTTACGTCAATGTTGTCATCAGCAACAGCCATTACAGGCTGATATGCTGCAGGGTTCTGCGCTACTACTGCTGCTGCAGATGTAGCATCAAATCCATCAACAAATACATCAGCGTCAACCATACCTAAGTCTACTGTAAAAGTAGAACCATCAGTAGCAGTATCAACTTCAATACCTGCGTTCAAGACCATAGTACCTTTAGGTACAGCAATTACAGGAATGACATCAGACGCTGCAAGAGCAGAACCTTTGTCAGACAACGCTGTTGCCCAATTTAAGGTAGTTTGAACCATGTAAGGGTTACGTCCACGTTGGGAGTTGCCAGCGGCTGAACGAAGAGTATTATCACCAAGTGCCATATCTCATTCCCCCTTATAGACCAGATGTGTAGATTGCATTAACCAACGCTTCTGGACGTAGAATTTTGCGCCCGTAAAGGTGCATACCACGTACAATGTCAGCAAATGAATCTGGATCACGATAAGTCTCAGTCTTATTAATCTGCTCAGCAGTTGCTGCTGCAGAAGAATGACCAGCAACCAGCACACCGTAGTGAGCAGAACCTGTAGATGTGGTAGAGGTTGGACCGTTACCTACTTCAGGAAGGTTGTTAGACATGTAGACTTTGAAGCCGTGAATGTTGTTGAAGATCAAACCGTTCTGCAACCCTGATCCACCGAAGTCTGCATTCAGAAGACGTGAATCTTCGTCTTTAAGCAGTTCTGCGAATACCGGATCTAGGACCAGCCATCTTCCGTTAGTGTCAACGTTTTGTTGATCCAGCTTACGTGACATCCGTGCGATAACTTGCATAGGTGTAGCGTTAGCTGTAGTAGTGTTCAATGCGTCAGCACCTGTACGGGGCTTAACTACGATTGAGTTACCTGCTGAACCACTGTTAAAGTCAGAAGCGTCAAGCTTCATATTTGCAAGTAGTTCGTCAGAACCAGCAGTTGAAACAGCTTTAGTGCCGTTTACAGTTGTGTTCGCAGCATTGGGTTTGCCGTGAATAGCTGATTGCTTGAAGCCAGCCATATAACCAAGAACATCTTGGTCAAACTGGTCAGCCAAACGATAAGCTGCACGATCACTTGCAAGGCTTTGAAAATTGACGTGACTATGACTTTCCTCAATATCGTCAACCTTAAAAGCAAAATAGTTCGCTTTGTCAACGTTTAGTGAAAATTCCTCATCGTCAAGGTCTTGTGGTGTGATAGTCGTGCCACGGGCATACGACTTCACTGTGATTTCAGGTTCTTTGATAATCTTAACGGAATCACCCATGTTAGCAATCTCTCCAAAATAATCAGAGTTAGTGATTGCTTCTACAATTGAGGCCTTGCGGAAAGCAAGTTGTACCTGTTTGCTGTAGATTACGGGGCTAAAGTTACCGTTGGGTAGATTACCATAACCTGACGCTGTTGCGAAAGCCATGATATAATCCTCCATAGATAGTTAGGCTTATTAAAGTTATAAGCATTAACATCAGGTAAGAGGCTAATCTTTTTAGGGTGCGACTCACATACACATGGCCTTGTAATATGTAAGACGGGCCTATACTTGATCAGGTAGGTCTTAACTTATTTGTCTTCGCTTAGGGGTAAAAGCATAAGCAGGGTAGCTGAAACGTCTATCAGGGCATACTTATGCTTTTGTTAACATACACAGTTATAACATATAGTTTGTGTATTGTCAATACTTAATTAACGTGCTCCACCAGAAACATCATAAATAAACTTACCGCTGCGGATAGCTTCCATGATTTCGTCTGACTTGGTTTCGTACTCTTGTGTACTCATACGTTGAACTTCAGACTCACGCAGATGTCCTGCAGGGTTGTCATTGTCTGGTTTGGTAGTACGTTTAGTTCTTACTTGAGAAGCAGCATCCTTAGAGTTTTGCCGTCTTCCTTTAGTGTCCATACCTTTATCTACTTTGAATAGATCAATAACACGGATCACTGATTGTGGATCATCTTGATTCTCATAGAGTGCATCCTGCACCCACTTGGGTTGTTCTGCTGCCCAATCATGGAAGTCATCACTCCCACGTAGATCATCAAAGTCTCCATGCATAGCACGGATTTCATTCTCTGCTTTAGTGCGCTGGGCATCTGCGTTGATCTTGTCAATCTGCTGCAGACGTTCATCAGCATACTTAAACTTTTCTTGGGCTTTCTTTTCAGCAATTGTTTCTACAATGCCAGCAATCTCAGGGTACTTCTTAGCCCAAGCATCAATACTTTCATCTGAAGTAGGAGCACGTACCTTACCTGTCTTCTGAGCGTTTTCAAGCTGGGCTTTAAGTTCTTTTAACTCTTCTGCTTGCTTGTTAAGATGACTACGTAAATCACTGTAGCGTTTCTTATATGTACGCTCTTCACCTGATAGTTCTTCTTTCTCAGGTTTAGCTTCTGGTTCTTCTACTTTTTGCTCTACTTCTTCAGTACGAGCTTTCATTAAAGCTTCTAGTTCTTCTTCCTCTTTTTTAATCTTATCTTCTAGAGGGGTAGGTCTATTTGGATTTACAAGACCTGCTGTCTTTTTAGTTTCTACTTCTGCTAGTTCAGGCATAATTGTTTCCTTTATGTTGGGGCCAGCCTAAGCTGGGTAGCCTTATAGTTATTAAACAGTTTTTAGTTTTCTACCCTTTAGCTTGTAAATAGCTCTAGAGATAGGTACACCTACAGCAAGCATAAGTTTGCCTACATAGTCAGGTTTATAGTTTTCTGGTTCCATTACATGAGCAATGTGATTTGCCCAGCGCCGTGTAAATGGTACACACCAGTATTTAAGATATAGGTTAGATAAGAAGGTTTCTTTTTCTATCCAAGCTACCATAGGTTTAGCCCATGTGTGATAGCCTTCTAGTAACTCTGGATCTTCTAGTGCAACACGATCACCAAACGCTTCGTCTAAACGCCAGATGTCTTCGTCTAGGTAACCGTAGCGATATATTAAGTCACACAGTATTTTATCGCTTGACTTATCATTGTCATCACTATCTGTACCTGAGTTGCCTACGTTACTTACATTAGTTCCTACAGTTGTATCAGCTTCAAATGCATCCCAATCAAAGTCATCATCATCTTCAGAATCAAATGTGTATTTAGTCCCACCAGACTCTGTAGTAGACGTAGTATAACCAACACCTGAACCTGTAGTACCTGCTACTAGTCTATCGTCATCATCGTCATCTCTACCAGAAACAGTTGTAGCACCTGTGATAAGAGCAGTCTCAGCTTCTTCTGAACCACCATAGAAAGCACCCAAGCCACCATCATATGTATCTTTATAGAAGTCAGACTTTTTCTCTGGGTCAAGTACTTTAACTTTTTCAACTATTTTACGTTGTTGGTCTAGTATATCCTGTGATGCTTTTGTTCCAGAAGCAATAGGTCCAGCATCTTCTTTAGTAAATCCTAACATGTCTTTACTATCAATATTCATAATATTGTAATTAGCATTTACTCTAGCTGTATTTAATATACTTAAAGTACCTGTATCTAAAGAAGAACCATCAGGGTTTTTATCACTGTCAACCATACCCATAACATTAGTTACAACTTTTTCAGCTATCTTTTTATTTTCTCTTCGTGCCAATTCAGTCAAAGCAATAGCACCTGCAGGACCGCCAATTGCACCACCAACAAGACCTATTAAAGACTTTTCAAGTAAAGACAGATCACCTGCATTTGTTTTTAGCTGATTATAATTAGAGTAGTTTTCGTACATGTCTGTAGTCCACTCCTCTACAGGAGTGTTTCTCCATGTAGGGTCAGACTCCTGCTTCGGCTTATCATCATCGTCATCATCTCTAGGTGCTTGTGTAGCTCGTGCTTGTTCCTCTGCAGGGGTTGCACCCATCAAAACAAAACCAGGGGGTATTCTCTTCATGGGTCTACCATTAAAGAAGAACACAATCATCTTCTGATTTGTTTTAGGGTTAATATATGTCTTAGATTCAAAGCCTCCAAACAAAGCACCTGTACCACCGTAGCCGCCATAACCACCGCCTACAGGTTGAGGTACTACAATATCACCTTCAGCGTAACCCTTTACAGCACCACCATAGGCAAAGCCTTCTGGTTTTACTTCTTGATCTTCAGTTTCGTCAACATCCAGTTCATCATCTCTGAAAGGTAACTCATCACCTTCTTTAATCCGTTCAAAACCTTGTGCGGCAGCTTCTTGTAACTCATTAAAAAATTCCTCTCCGAAGTATCTAACCGTTTGTGCATTTACTACGTACTCACCTTCACTGACACGAATGTCAATATCATCACGTACCTCACTAGGTTTAGCACCTATAGGAGCAGTGTTCCCACTAACAGGGTCTTTCTGCTCATTCATTATAAGGTCCATCTCCATCTGAGCTTTGTTGTCATCAAGCATTTACTTCTTCCCTTAAATATATGAGCCTACGTAATGCAGCTATTTCACCCTGAGCACGATACATACCTTCCATAGTACTCTCCTGCTCTAACCTG